CCGGGCTCCAGTATCTCCCAACACCGGGTCCTTGAAGGGGACCAAGCTACCGGGGGTCTACTCAATCTCGTGCTGGAAAGAGTAGTACCTTTCATCAGAAAAGACCAAAGGCACGTCTGATCTGATGAGCATGTCACACAGAAAGTCCATGTCGTAGAGACCTATGTCATACTTGGCCATGATAACTTCCAAGAATTCGTCGTCAGACAAGACTAAAGGGTCATTAAGAGCAGCTTGCAACACGTCCTGAGAACCGGACACGTCTTGGCGCGCAAACCAAGTTAAGTCGTGCAACTTAACAGACCCGATGGAAATGCCTGTCGACCGGAAACGAGTAAGAAAGAAATCACGAAGGTAGGCAACGTGACGAAATTCATAGGCGTAAGATAGGGATTTTCCGGCCATGTACTCTGCATCACTGACATCTTGATTGCGGTTAGCACGTGCGTTAAAACGACACAATGCTTTGCCAATGAGGGGTACCATGACATTCTCAGTCCCTATTGGTACGAAAAACCTTGAGAGGAAAGAAAGGTCGCAATAGAAACGCCGCTCGTGAGCTTTTAACTTCATCCCAGCGGAGAGACAATGCTGCACCCATGAGTTTACACAAATTCCCTTCTCACCAACGCCTGCAGCGATATCATCACCAAGCACGGCTACCTTAGTGGAAACCAAAGACTTCTCCACACAAAAACTATACCAAAGACACAAGTTCCAAACAGTGTTCCTACCGGTTGTATCCGTACCACCGGTGGCTAGTTGATAACTTAAAGTGGCCGACAACCCGTACTGGTAAGAACGAACATCATAGGTCTTGGATAGTTTGAGGTAAAGTTTCCACCACCACTGCGGTGCTCCACTAACTCTCAACCAATAGGCAAAAATTTCGTGAACATCCCTGAGTTGGCTCTTATCATTTGCGGAGAAATCACCTTCGTAATACCGAGAGGATCCAGCTAAGAAATTGGCAATCTCTGGATCCTTTTTGGTATAGGCAAAACAAACCTTCTCAACCTCAGGGGACGAAAACTCGTCAAAACTCGCACACAACCGTTTGTTAAATTCATCCATTAACGGGCCGGTGAGCACGTTGTACTCATCGGTGCCCACGTAGATGATGCGAGGAGCCCAGGACGGATCATTCCTTTTTAAGAGCACTTCACCCTTAACCATAAGTGACCTGGTCGAAAGAGTGCGGAATGAACAGTCATGCAGTCGGAGGAGCGCCTCGTGCATACGGCGCTGTTTATCCGGTCCGAACTTGGCAACCCAGCGATCGAATATATCTTGCGTCCAATCGTATGGGTCCATCTGCTGGAAGACGAGGCGGGCCAAATGAATAGCCCGCTTCCTTATTTTGGGAGCGACACGCTCGTCACTTTTGAAGTTGCAACGCTTATTAAAAGCGGCCAACATTGATGACATATCATTGCCAGTGACGACCGGTACTTGTTGAGTAAGTACTGGACCCAATTGATCCA